AGGTCATTGCCGTATGCGAGGAAGTTTGCTGCAGCCATAAAGGAACCTGCAGTATTTGCGTCTGGTGCAAAAAACTTTTGTGCCAAATCAGATTCGCTTGTGACTTGGACAATGGTGTTAGCTGGACCCCAGCGGAATACGCCAACGGTTGCACCAGTTGATGTTCCGACTGCAGGTACGGATGTTGTAAGATCAATTTCAGAAGTGTTAACTCCTGGAGAAACTAAAAATGCCATGGGTTTACTCCTGTCTGGGAGAATAGAAATTCTACGGTTTATTTAGTAAATCGGGGTTTTTAATGCTCGACCACTTTCCATGCTGAACCACCAGACACAAAATCAAACTCTCTTCCATCTACATCAATATGCCCAGCTAACGGCATAGGCAACGCATCTTCTTCAATCTGTCTCATTTGTTCTTGATATAAACGCTCTTTAAGATTTGTGTTCGTTAAATCTGCAAAAAATGACTGATTTGTTGCCCAAGAAAAAAGTACAAGGCACATTACTAGGTCGTCATGACTACCATCATCAGCCTCGAAACTGGTTCCTTTAGCAATAAAGGTTGACAATTCTGCAATAATATCAAAGTCTTCAATGATTAATTTTTGTTGTTCGATGAGGTTTTTAACAATTGAGCACCCTAGTCTCTTTACAGACTTTGTTGTTCGAATTCCACGATTAGATTTGTTTCCATATCCCCATGTTAAGGCAATCTTAGATTTAATATCTACGGTGGATAAAATATTTTCGTATTCGTAGTCTTCAAACAAACTATCTACAACTTGTTGCCCGTTGTCGTTTATTTCTACTAACGCATAGGCTTGATTGTAATAGTCACCCATCTTCTTGAGAATTGATGGATAAACTAGTGGGCTGATATTATTGTCTTTATAAGTTGCAACGACTCTATATGGAATAGCGCAGTCTATTACCACACAGGCTGAGTAGTCTAAACCCTTGCCTCTAGAGGTATCTGCAACTATGATGTAGTTGTGACCTTCTAGTGGTTGGTTATAGATCTTAATGCCGTTCTCAGAAGTATGCAATGGCTTGACAAATGCAAGGGACTTTAAGGCTGCGGCGGAGAGTAAGGTTCCAGCCGATCCCATAAACTCGCATTCCATTTCTTGTAAAAACTTTTCCTCGCCAAGGATGCGTCTTTGGTCATCTGCCCATGCTTGATTGCGCCCTGGAACCTGTCGCCAGTTGGCTTCAATGTGCTTAAAGCCATTTTGACCTTCAGCAGCTTCCGTCCACATACGATAATAATGGTTCATACCATTTGGCGTGGAAGAAATTAGGATCTTCGACTGTGTACCAGAAGAGATGGTTGGGTATACAGAGGTGAAAAACTCATCAGCAATGTTACTTGGAACGAATGCGAACTCGTCAAGATATAGTAACGAGATAGAGTAACCACGAATCGCGCTAGAAGCGGTAGATGTAGCCATCACGCGACAATTGTTTTCTAGTTCAATATCACCCTTGTTCCAGGTGCGAACACCTTGTTGCAGCCATAGCGGTAAAGCCTCATATGCAATTTTAATGCGATTAAGAATTTCGCGAGCTGTTGGTGCTTTGTTGGCTAGAATGGCTACGAACTTATCTTCGTTAAACAAAATATACCAAAGAATATAGCCAACGACCATCGTAGTCTTACCGACCTGACGACCTGCCTTTACTATAACACGGCGATTGTCGTTAATGTCTTTGACAGCTTGGCGCTGGAATGGATATAAAGATATCTGAACGAAACCTTTATCAAGAGTAATAATCTTTACATAGTTTTCGATAAAGTAGATTGGATCTTTTGCGCATTTAACATACTCACGGACTTGTTCTTCCGTGAGTTGCATTGGCATATTCACACGCTTTAAGTGTGGGTTCCCAAGATAATGCTTTAACTTAAGACTCATTTTTTATTTGCTTTAATAGATCTGCTGTAGAACCAACGAACACGGCTTTGTCAACAGTGATATTCGTAGGACCAGCTGGTTCTTTTGGTTGCAATTCTTGTTGTTGCCTCTGAAGAATCATGAGTTTCTCTGTGACATCAGAGAGATTCTTGATCATGTTGGCTGCTACTTCATACGCTCTTGGGTGCTGCGATTCTCTCGCCACTTCAAGAATGCCTTCCAAAGCCTCGTTACCCCTTTCGATGAGGTTGTAATAATTAGAACGAGAATAGTCAGCGTCAGGATTATCAGCTGATCTGTCTGACTCATGAATAGTAACACTTTTGTTTTCCTCCTTTACTGCAGGAATATAATCAGTGTTAAGTATTTCGGCTAGATTTTTATCTACTTCACTCATAAATTATGTAATGTTTGGATATTCTTCAATTGTTTCAGTAAAGCCGAAGTCGCTATTAGCGTTTGCGTTAGATGGGTCTGGTGTTACTGTCAAGTTGACCAACTGATTATCATTAAGATCAAATGTATTTATTGTATATGCAGTATTAGTGACTGCGCCTGTTAATTTTTTGCCAATAAACAAAGCGCCAGCAACATCGGTAACAATTATTTGATTTGCTCTATTATCCCAAGCCTTAACAAACCCAGAGGCATTAGCAGCATTGATAGTTTTCCCTTCAAACACCAGCTCGCCTATCTTGTAATCACCAGAACCCGAACTTAGATTAATCTTTCTTTCACCTGTTTCGATATAAGTGCTGTCATAAGTATTTGCTGTGACCTTGCGAATAATCTTGGTGTTGCCATTAATCGGTCCATAAAGATACGCTTTGACTGTAAATGTTAGTGTCCACACTAGTGTTCTTAATTGTTCTGATGTACCAACATCATCAGACACAGAATAATCAACAGACTCAAGTATAATTGGAACATCGACATTGTTACCAACATCAGCAAGGTCAACTGTTAGTGTATAGTCTGGTGTGAAGTATGGAAGAATTTGCTCTATGAGTTGCGTGCCATCTTCAGTGTTTCTGACAAATATGTTCAGCTGAAAGTTATAGTTGTATGGTGCAATTTGAGCAGATTTAATTGTCGTGTTTGAGTTTGGACTAAATTCTTGAGAAAATAAACTTCTTTTGCGCAAAGGGTCATATGTGATTGATGTGAGTTCAAACGACATGCGTGGTAAAGTGATCTGAGTTCTTTGGTCTAGCCCAGGATCTTGCTGTAAACGCTGGTAAAACTTTTCTTTAGCCATATATGACAAAGGAACAGTGATTCGTTCGATCTCTGTTGTTCCTGCTTTATCGTATCTGACTAAACGAATGTTGTTGAACATCGTGCCGAATGCTACGACCAGTTTTCTTGTAATTCTGTGATAGAAATGCTGTCTAGAAAGCATTATTCGTTACTCGTTCCAAATGGATTTAATTCTGTCCAATCAAGAACATTATCAGCCTCGTTTTCAATCTCAACATTGTCATCGAAGCCGTCGTTAGCATCTTCCATAGTGTCAACAGTTCCCATTGACCACGAAGCACCTGAAGTGACACCAACGATCGCAACATTATTGGTAAACTCACCTTTGATGTTTCGAAGTTTCAAAATGCGATTTGGTTTGTTCCAATCAGCAACATATGCTCTTGCGGTAGAAGCAGCCAATGACGCGCCTTGATAGACAATTTCCATATCGTCATAAGTGCCAGTGCCACCAGCATTCATTGTGTAGTCCAATGCAAATGCTTCAAGATTTCCAATGTTATCAATCTCTTCAACGCCAGTTTTTATCAACTCGCCGTTGTATCTAAATGTTTCTATTGTAAGCCCATACATATACGGTGCTTGTTTTCCTGCTTGGAAGAAGTTCTTTTCTTCCTCAACCTGTTTTATCTCTAACAATTTTTGTTGAACAGGAAGATAGATTAGATCGCCTTCTTTTGGCGTGTTGCGAATTGTTGTAGAGATTGCACGCTCAAAGGTTCTTCGTGCAACAGCAACCTTTGCTGTCTTTTGAATTTCTAAACCAAACTTCGCAAAAAATTCCTGATTACCCTCAAACTCATTGAAAGTCTCAAGGTACATATCTATTTTATATGCAGCGTTAAAGTATTTAACTGGATCATCGCCAAAGATTTCATCTAGCGTTGATTGAGAAGATCTAGGCAAATAATAGATATCAATACCGTGATTCCTAATCGACTCGATAATGAGATCTTCTACAAGAAACTGTTCTCTTGTAGCGCCTTGATTGTTGAAGTACACACTTACTGGCATAAGATTATCCCACAATCATCTGTGGTGGAAGCTCGTATTCTTCTCGTAACTTGGTGTGCAACAGTTCAATCTCAGCAACTGCATCGTTGTAGATCTTCTCGCCGTTTACTACAAGACCGCCTGGTAGCGTGTAGTTTGTATATTTGCTTAGATTGTTGCCCCATTGCATCTTGAACAATGCGGTAGTATATGACTTCAACCAAGAATCATTAAAGACTTTAGTGTATACTGCTGGATCAACAATTTGAGTTGCCTGAAAGACAATATAATCGCCAACCGCAAGTCGACCAGCCCAATCCATATACAGATTGATTCGATTTACTTTTTTATTGTATGAGAATGGAATCTCACCAGTAACAATCATATCAAGCATTGCAAGGTGTTCTCTTGCAATCACATAATAAGTGTACGAACTGGATAAAAGGTTATAGAAATCGTTGAGTCTAATCTGATAGTTGATGTCAAAGATGTTAAATCCTTGAGAACTAGAAGAACTAATAGACCCAGAACTAATTGGCAGCAGACGAGTAACCCCAGAGATATTGTCCGACACTTGAATGTAGGTATTAGCAATATCTCCAGCGGTTACTTGGTGAGCCAGATAAATCTCTTCTGTACCGTCGTAATGGTAATCGCGGAACTTCTGCAATGCATCATCAATGCGATCTTCTAATTGATCGTCATCGACATTGATATCAATTACAGGAAATCCGAGTTTACGGAGACAGTAATCTTTTAGTTGAGATCTAGATGCTGGTGATGCCATTTAAATTATACCTTATTTTGTATTTCTCACAATAGCATCACCAATATCATCTATTTATTATGCCGATGGTGCAGGTGGCTGCTGTGGCATTTGGCTCTGTGCTTGTGCAACAACTTTATTTAGGGTGTCGTTGACAATGCGGTGTGGAAGTTCACGAAGCGCACCCAATACAAGATTTACTTCGTTCACATTCAACTCTAGAGTAATCACAGTTTCAG